CCTCCGGAGCCGTGTGCGGTGGTTCGATTCCACTCGGGCGTACCAGCAAAAAAGTACCGTCAAAGCCTAGTTTTCAAGGGCTTTGACGGTTTTTATTTTTTGTGAATCATATTCTTGATAGTGCCGTAAGAAGTCGTGAAATGGCATTAAAAAACACTAAAGTGCGACCAAAACTGCGACCACTTTTGACATATTAATGATGATGTTTCCCCGCTCTCCACAGATAAAAAACTTTACCTGCTCCAGCATCAGGATCGTTGATGTATGCCTTGGCAAATTTTACATATTGCGCAACATCTTCTCCCCAGAGATTCGAATAATCGCTATGCAGCATATTCATTAAATAATACCAGTCGTACTTATTGGCATGTACACCGTTCTGATCCATAACACGGGTAGTTTCTTCTACTGTCCAATGTTCTCCGGTAGTACCGTCAACATTTTTCATTTCCGAAACTGCCTTTTTAGCAAGGTGTTCATCAAAGTGCGGACCATAAGCTATACAATGAATTTTCATCATTATAGCTTCGTAATCTTCCTCATCGATGACTTTGATTTTTTCTAATGCACAGCAAACAATATCATCAACCTGTTCTTCTTTTAATTTGTCACCGTCAATATGCTCTGCATAATGATCGTACTTATGCATTATCTTCACCGTCCTTCTTTTTAGGTTTTTCCGAAAGATTTTCAAGCACTTTCTTTGCAACCTTTTTAGCTATTTCCTGACCTTCTCTACTTGAAAGAAATGCTATTGTAAAGCCAATCAATAAATTGCCCATTGCCAACGCCTCATTTCTTTAAAGTAACAGACGATGGAGTAACTGTAGGCGGTGTAATTTGTGGCCATACAAAAGCTGTGCAGCAAAGATTATTACTGCGAACCACTGCTAAGGGCGGTTCTGTCATCACACGCAAATTATAAATTTTTCTGCTGCGGATTTGATCTGCTCTTACTCCGTCACCACAACGGTTAATCATTTGAATTACTGTCCCGCCTGTGCCATTTAAAATAACTACCGGCAGTGCATCAGCACCTGCGGGGATTGCCTGGGCAATTAACAAACAAATCTTTTCATTATTATTTATTGTCATCGCCGGAATTGTAATTTGCAATTCATTAGCAGCAACTGCCACCTCAGTACTGGCAACTAAATTAGGACATACTTTACATCCATTATTTCCACACATATTATCATCTCCTATAAAAAATAGGGCGGATTTCTCCGCCCTGTATCACGTCTTACGACGGAGCCTTACTTTTTAACCCCTTTAAACCATGTTGCAACCGCCGTTCAGGCTATTAATGCCCAAACCATTGATAATGCCGGCATTCGGGCAAACTGCGCCAATACCAGTAACCTCAGGTTTCGGAAGCATACGGCAAGAGATAGAAGCCAGTTGAGCTTCTACAGCGTTGAATTTAGCATCACTGTATACGCGGTTTTCCAGAACGACATTTTTCGTACGTTCCTGAGCAAGTTGATCACGCAGGTTTTGATACTCATAAAAGTCAATCTTCGTACCGAGTGCAGAGAAGCCAGCCATAGTTTGCTCTTGGGTTTGACGAGCAGTATTCTCAATCAAATATTGAGTACGCGCGCTGTCGATGATTCCCTGTTTTTCTACCTGGCAATTAGATACAGCATTGCAACCATATGCAGGAGCAGCACCGTTATTGTTCCAACCACCACGATTGCCTAAAAAAGCAGCAAACAGGATAATCAAGAAGATAGCAATCCCCCAAGTGTTAAAACCACCATAATATTTTTCGTCCATCTGCAAACAACTCCTTTCTTGATATTTTATTTATCACATCAGCGTTTAAGCTGTTGTAACCCTGCACGTAACCTTGCTAAATTATCATTTGGCTGTTGCCCTTGATTAATATCAGGCTGAACAGTTCCGCCGGTTCCCTGTAAATCACCGACTATATTTTTTACTTTGTTAAGATCTACACCAGCAGCCTTAGCAATAAATCCAGCCATAGGATTATTTAAATATCCATTGACCTTAGTAACAATGTCTGAACTAACACCATTCTTAGCCAAAGCGTTTAGCGCATCACCCTTACTATTGACCTTATTCGCTACATTCATCGCCGTCGCCCATGCTTCCGCAAGGCGGTTCGTGTCCTGCTGGTTTAGTCTCAGCATTTGTGCTACAGCTTGTGGATTGATCATTTTTAAGCACCTCGATTTCACGCTTCATATTCTGCATTTCTTTCAGCATATCTGCCATAAGTTCCGTTTGCTCCTGCATCTGCTGTTCTGGTGTTTTAGGTTGGGTAATTACTTTAAGTTCAACAAGCTTGTTATAATATTCATTACTGATTTTTTCTAACTCATCATACGCACTTTGAGTAACTCCAACCTTCTGCCTGTTCCCATAAAAATCAACCTGAATAATATTTGTTCCATCTACAATACAAGTCATCGTTTGTGGATATGTAGTAAGTACAGAACTGCTTGTAATTCCTAAATTCATATTGCCACTCATAGTCTTGCCTCCGTTCATTTATCTTAACTATATTATCCGTTAAATCAGCTCTTATAATCCGTCAACATTCCCTCATAATTCCCTAATATAGGCATAAAAAATAAGGCAGCCACAACTATTATGTGACTGCCTTTAATGCTCTCTTAACTGAATTATACGCCTGCTGCAGATCTCTTTCGACCGTTTGCACTGACGTATCTATTTTCATCGCTATTTGATAGTTTTTAAGATCGTGAATAAACTTGAGTTCTATAATTTCTATTTGCCGCGGCGTTAGTTTGGCTTCTGAAATGATTGCTTCAAATTCCTTTCGTGTGGACTGCGAAAGCCAATCTCTTGCCTGCAAACGGCAAGTATCCATATAATCACCTGCTCGCTGCTATAGCTCCTACTAATACCCCTCCTGCAAATCCCCAAAAGGCCTTCTGCCTCTGCTTTAATTCACTTCTGGACTTTTCTTGTTTTATTTGAAAGCTCAACGTCTGCAAGGATTTGTTTTGCTCTGCTATTGTTTTTTTGGAGTTCGACAATGATTCCTGCGCAAGCATTAGCTCGCTCCTTATCTTCTGATAAGATAAACGCTGCTCTTCGATTAGCTTCTTCAGCTCGTTCGAGTTCATCTGCTGCAGTTCCAACGTGTTCGATAGCCCTATCAACAGATTTTCCTGTCTGTTTATTATCGTCTGCAATTCGTTGAACTGTTCCCTGGACATCATTATTGTTTCCGGAAGTTCCTCCGCAAAACAATTCAAAGAAAATGATAAGCACAGCAATAAGGGCAAAACTAATAATAAGATACTTGCTATACCTGATTTGTTTTTCTTCATTCACTTTCTGCCCTTCTTTCAAATTAAATTCTATTTCATTATCATTAAGATAGTTCTATTTTCAATATAATCAACCTGTGCGCCGTTTTCTATACTCCCACTTATATTTCCTAGTGTTTTAGAGATAAAACAACGCACAGGCTAATTCTGTGGCTGGGTTTTATCTTACAGATTGTAATAAGTAATGCACCCTACCAAAATCGCAAGAGCAATACCAGCCCAAATCAAAATACGCTGTTTTTCCATATTAGTCACCTCCTTATACAATCTTTACCAATTATGATGCCACCAGATCGCCTTACCACGAATAACATCACCGCCTGGTTTCAGTTCTCCGTCGCCTGGCACATCTGGCAATTTCCACAAGTCCCAGCGTTCAAAAGTAGTTGCCGGGCCGTAGTCGTCTAAGTCTGCTGCTTCTGCATGTGTCATTACGGTATCGGCATCAATGTCCAATCCAAGCTCCTCACACAATACAGCTACAACTTTCGCCATACTATCTATCTGTAACTCTGTCGGTGGCACGTTGCCAAAATCAATATGCCCATTAGCATAGGCTACAGCATCTACACAGCATGCTAAAGCAATCCCAATAGCTCTAGAATTGCGCCGCCATGTATGAACCTTATATTCAGTTAAATCATCGGTTGTCGCCATAACAGCGCCGTCGCTGTCAATGTTTAGGTGATAGTCACTAAAAAACTGGTGATAAATACCAGCTGACCAGTGTAGATAGATTTTATCAATATTACCTTTACCCCTTACTGCTAACTGCCGCAGCTCATCTAAAGTGATTCTTTTCGTCACCATTGTTTTCTGCCTCCTGTTCAAACTTGTCAGGGACACCGTCCCCGTCTTTATCTACTAAACTTGTAGCTATAAAGGTCACAAATGCAACCATAGCCGGACCTGTGATCTCACGTATCAACGCCAGCAGGTCAGACATAATAATCTTATCTAGCCATAACCACATATACATCCATGCAGCGTAATAGGTCAGTACCAGCAAAACGACTGCAATAAAATAGCCTACAATGACAGCCATTATTTTTGGCGACATTGAGGCTACTTTGTTTCTAGCACCTACTATTAAGTTTTTTATTTTCTCAAACATAAATATCACTTATCCTTACATGAACAGTTATTACATTTGTTTTCTACCAGCAATAGCCGTTCACCAACTTCATCAATCCTGTTATGTGCAGATTTTGCCCTCTGATCAATCTCAGCAAATTTTATTTTTAAATCTGTTGTACGTTCTTGTTCCCTATTAATAGTCTTAGCTAAAGCGTCAACAGTCTTTTGGAGGTTCTCTATCGCCGTAGACAAAGGATTTATTATCCAAATCTTAAATACAAAACCTACTATGCCAAATAAAAAGCTAAAGATTGTTATTGAGGCCATTGCCATTTCAACCATCTTTGCACCGCCTAATCTAATATAATAGCGTCCAAATCCTCTTTGCTTAACGCTGCCTCTACTTGTGCCTGTTTAATCCATCCTTGCTGCTTACAAGCACCTATATGAGACGATAAATCAGCACACCAGGTATATACCTGAGCAGCGTTAAGATACTGTATTGTTTTTTCAGTTTCTCCTTCTTTATAGCCCCGGACTGGACATCCCAAAGGATATTCGTTTGCAAAACGTTCTGTGCTGACATTCAGTGCAATTCCCTGCATCGTAAGCTGAGTATCTTTATCGCTATCATACCTCACAAGTTTACCGGTGCATTGAGAAATAAAACCGCCAGTAATTTTATCTGCTGTCCATGCATCAACAAGTTTAAGCTTTTGGGCTTTTAATTCTTCTAACGTAAGTTCTGGTTCCGGCTCCGGATCAGGCATTTTTTCCAGTTCCCATGTCTTCCCATTAAATTTTATAATGTGTCCATCTGCGCTTGATGGTGGCTCAATAGTTGTTGCGTGCGGTGGTATAAGCCACACTTCTTTCCCTTGCAGTTCTGTTTCAAGCGGGTCTAAAAACGCTTCTGACATTGCACGATAATATCCGTTCTCGTCATAATAATATAATTTCATCTTTGTTCTCCCCTTAATATTTAATGCAGTAAATTACAGTCATAGCAGGCGGCTGCACAGTAGTACTTGCACCGTAAATGCTATTGCTACGAGAAGCATCAAAACTGGTAGATACTGCATATTCATCTTCGTTATCATTCCAACCATCGTATCTGTTAGTATTGTTACTTCCTACAAACGCACCACTAATACTAGATTTAAATGCTGAAATATTACCAGTAATATTAGGCAGCCCAGCTTCGTAGTAAGTTCCGGCACCTATGCCGCCCTCTAGGAATCTAGCTACAGTATTTGGCAAATTAAATGTAGTACTACCATCGCCGGCACCGTAAGTTGTACCGATTTTATTAAATAGATTAACATAAGTAGTTCTGTTAACTGCTGCACCATTGCAGTGCATATATCCTTCCGGCACCCCTGTATATGCCACGGCGATTATTGTTCCCACTGGGTTGGAGTCTACAATTATATCTTTCGTTCCGTCGAAAGCCACGCCGTTTATTGTGCGGGAGGTTTCTAGTTTCGTAGCTGTATTTGCATTGCCCAGCCATCTCGCAACGCCGACATTTGTTATTCGCGCAAATTCAAAGGCATTATGTGAAAAGATTGCTGTTTCACTTTCATTACTAGTTATTGATGTAGTCGCAATATTGTTACCAATTTTGAAGTAATGACCAGTGGTTTCTGTTGCATTATAGTTTAACGCCCCTGTTGTGCTAGATATGATATTCGCTTGCACTGTTGCTGTACGGGGTTTTACGCCTAAAACAATTTGTCCTTGACTGCCTGCCGCTGTGCCGTTTGATACTATAATGTTTGCTCTGAAAGCATTTAAAGCTGTAAAAACATTAGTACCTTGCTCTATAGCTTCTTTCGTCTTTAACGGCGTCATTGCTTTGTTATCAACTACACCAGCGATAGCTTCATCTGTTGTTGCTATACCAGTAATGCCAGCTAAACCTTCTAAGCTGTCAGCAATATCCTGTGCTCTATCTGCCTCTCTTGTAGCTGTAGTTGCTGAAGATGCTGCCGATTCAGCACTGCTTTCTGCACTTGTCTTACTCGCAGAAGCTGAATTTGCTGATGCTGCAGCTAACGTTTTAGATTCTAATGCAGATTCAGCACTACTAGAAGCCGCACTAGCGGAATCTGAAGCACTTTTTTTACTATTTTCTGCAGCAGTTTCAGCAGCCTTAGCATTTTCTTCACTTTTTGCAGATTTGGTTTCACTAGCTTTCGCATTATTCTCACTTGTTAATGCAGCATTTTTACTTGCTAATGCTGCATTAGCACTGCTAGAAGCTGATTCTGCTGAAGCCTGGGCTGTTTCTGCACTGGCAGCAGCAGACGACTGTGATGCAGCCGCAGCATTTTTACTTGCTAATGCAGATTCAGCAGAAGAAACAGCTGCACTTTTTGCGTTTTCTGCGGCAGCCACTTTTTCATCAAGTAACGTTTGAACGTTATTGACAGCATCTTCTGCCGCAGTAGCCGCAGCTTCAACAGCGGTATTTTTAGCAGCAACAGCTTCGTCCTTTATTTCCGTAGTCTCATTTACTGCAGCATTTTTTATAGCGGTCAGCTCTTCGATTGCAGTATTTTTAATATTTGTTGTTTCGTTAACGGCGCTCTCTTTGACCTGTTTCGTTTGCTCTAATACATCTTTAGCTAAAGGTAACACTCTCGCAGGGTCCTCCGTCAGCACAAGCCCATCACCAGCATCATTGATTCTAAAACTCATTCCAGCCTTTATCGGAAAAGTATTATTAAAATTACTTACATCAATACCAGCAGATAATGTTCTATTCAATTTTTCATTTAATTGCTGACATATAAAAGTTAGATCGTCAAAAGACAATTCAATATTCTCTGCAAAAAACGGACCTTGATTAACCAGGTTCATTAGCTGATACAATGGCAGCTCACGATAAATAGTTATTTTATGACCATCAGGCAGCGGATAGCCATTAGCTGGATAAGTAACTGTTTTAGCTCCAAGATCAACAGAAAAATTCTCCGTTTCTACGGCAACGCTATCATCACCTGTAATATATACTTTTATATATTCAGGATGATCCGTCATCTGAAATGTTATTGGGAATTTCGTTGTCGCTCCATTACCAACATAAATATCTTTAACTATCGTATTCTGTACAGTCATATGCTCACCCCCTATATTCTTGCTGAGGCCGGAGCATCTTTAACTACAGTAGCATTTAACATACTGGCTATAGTTGATGCTATCTTTAACTTCTCGTCCAAAGATACAGCCTTCTTCTGCTCCTCCAACAGTAAATTTATTTGGTCTTGTATGATAGCCTCTTTATCCATAATTTCACTCCTGTTCTATAACTGGAAGTACGCCTTGGTTCTTCAATAAGTGATAAATAAATAAGCGTCCTTTCTGCGTCCAATAAGTATGAAATCTATTTTCACCGTCAGCAGTAGGAAAAGTCTTACTTTGGGTATATCCGTCACATTGATATTTTTCATACAGAAACCATATACCGCCTTGTTTATACTGAACACCTAATTCATGAAGCAGGCTATTCATTTTCTTTGCGCTCATACCATAGTCTTTTGCAATCTGCGTTACCGACATCAGAGTGTTGTTTTGCAGAATCAAATCATAATAGCTTGCTTTAGGCTGCATTTCATTTATGATCTGCTTTTGCTGCGTATTTTCAATTTGTAGAGCCTGAGCTTTTTCTGCTATTTCAGCGGCCATTCTAAGAGCTGCCGGCAAATCTTTTGGAATTACTTCCTGCTCTTTTAACAATTCTTCCATTTTATTGAAAGCAGCAATATATTTTAGCTTCCATTGCAACGCATCTTTACCGGTAAACCCCATTGCTAAAAGCGTAAAACCGTCACGGTTCATAAGGTACTCAGGAAATCTTTGCCCGCGATATTCGTGGATACTTTCCTGATAAAATTTAGTGGCGGAATTTTCCGCCACTAAAATATTGCGAATATTTCCCAAAACGTCTTTATGTTGTTTACCAAACTTTTCAGCAACCTGCCGACTAGAAACAACTACCTGCCTATCAATGATTTGCACTAAATTTTCCATAAATCGTCTCTCCTTCCAAATAAAAAAGCGCCTACCGAAGTAAGCGCTTTCTATTAAGTTCTAACTAACTTTATGATACTATTTTAACTCATTTTTATAGTGGTTTTGTCGGATACATTTTTAAATTTTTTTACATCGCCTCTGCTCTCATATCCAATAACCTTACATTACTATTTTAACTCTTGTTAAAGGGCATTTTGTCGGAAACTTTTTAAAATTTTAAATACCCAACAGGAAGGGAGTAGATTTAACCGACACCCTCGGCAGGAATTAAACTAAGCTTTGTATTGATTACATCAAGTGCATCACACGATATTTTTATACCTATGTCTTTTATTGTTGTGGCGAAGCATTGCGATTTTTCAGGCGTGTTACAGTAGTTATAAAGTTTTAATACTTCATGCAAAGCAATCAGCTTGCCTTCTAAATCCTTTATCTTCTTCTGCAGCTCCATATTCATAGGCGCATTAACAAGCATAGGTCTTTGTGGCTCACACGACGATTTTACTGGGAACAATTCAGCAGGTGTAAATTTTCGATTTCTCGCTTCGTATATCTTTCTAACTCCACTTTCGGTAAGTACTATTAAGGCAGCGATTGTAGACTTGATTTTATTCTCTCTGCGGTACTCGAATAAGTCATGTCCACGCAAAAAGTAAAAATCTACATTCTCTGTCATAAACCACGGTCTACGAATATAATTTTGAATCGCCGACGCATCAACATTTAAAATCATAGCTACGTCTAACTTAGTTAACACCGGTACGCCTTTCCAATATTTTACCGTAGGCTTATAAGGTTCTTCAATAAGTGTTTGCTGCAAAGGCTTTTTGCTTAGCTGTGCTTCCATTTCGTGAAAACGGTTGATATAAGATGCGGTAAACGACGATCCTTTGCGACCGGTTTGCTTGTGAGCTAAAAACTCACAGCCTTTCTTGGTTATTTGATATTTCTTTAATGTGCGACCAGTAATGTCTTTATATGTGGATTCTTGGAAAAAATCACTGAGTCCAATTTTGGTCTCAGTAAGATATTTGGCGTAAACACTTATATCCCTTAATAAATGATTATGTTCTTTTTCTAACATTACTGCTACTTCACGACTGTCCAAGGTTAAACGGTTGATGTTATTCATATTGACTACTCCTTTCACTTGAAAGAAGTCGCCCTCTATGATAGACTATTTCACAGAGGGAAACCTCTGGTGTAAGACGTTGCTCCTGTTTTGACCGACTGGGCAGCGTCTTATTTTTTGTCTCCCAAAAGTAAATGTATCCCTTGACGAATAGCTTCACCCTTAGTTATATTGTGTTTAAGACAATATTCAACTAAACGTTGTTCTGTTTTTTCATCAATTCTTATACTATACTTTATCGCCTTTGGGTTATCTGCTTTTGGTCTACCTGTTTTGGGGCTCATAATTTCACCTCGCTTTATGCCACACATTTATTATATATTTATGTGTGGCATAAAGTCAAGTGTTATTTTCAATAATTTATAAATGTGTTATAATTGTGAAAAAGGAGTTACCTAAAATGATTATAATACTTTTAATAATTATTGCCTTCTTACTATGGAAAATATCTAATAAAGGAAATTCCACAAAAGATAATAAAGTGTTTTCTTATCCATATGCTAGACACACCCCCGTACGAGATTATATTACGGCTAGATTAAAACTTGCCTTTGAAAATTTAAATATATTAGATGGATATTATTCATTTTATGTACAAGCACTTTTAGGATTTGCACACACTCCATATGAAACCACTTTTTCCAATTCAGTTAATATTCGTTACAAAGAAGCAATGGAAAATGATATGCTTTTTTTATATGTATTACCATATTATCATTCTTTGATGTATGCATATGGATTTATTCATAATTTTATGAAACTTGAACATACCATGTTAACCGTATCTAGCAAAGAATTTTTAAACGATTACTGTAATGCAACTGGTTCTGACAAAAAAGCAGTAGAAGAATATTTAGATGCAAAGTACAGAGAATATTCTGATGTGCTAAATAATAACTGTGATTCTGATTTAGTAACAATAGAAGAATTAGAATCTTTATTCGCAAATAAATTAACATCTGATATAATGAATTTATATTTAAATGTTAATGATAAAAATTTTGAATTGCATTTAAGAGCATACATTTCGATCTTTAACGCTCAACATATGCCGAAAGCTTATAAACTAACTCACGAATTTTATCAAACAGTTGTACTAAAAAAATATAAAAACGAACATAACTTCCAATAAATATAACCCCCCTCAAATTTGAGGGGGTATTTTTATTTTACCGTTCTTTTTTCGGCCGACGTCTAAAGATGTCGCCAACTTCCGGCTCCATATCATTGAACAAGATATCATATCCGTTAAAGAATAATTTGTTTAACTGTGCAGGCACGCCTAATGCTGTTCCAACAAATGTAGCAGTAGGCTCAACCAATTCGTCATAATCTGCTTTGTCCTGGTAAACCTTTTGCACCTTACCGGCGGCACGTTCCATTTGCTCTATCGTGCCTTGTACCGCAGTCATTCTATACCCGTAAGTCTGCATGCCTAAAGCCCTGCTCCAGATAGCATTACCAACCTGCCCAGCCGGTCCGGCTAAACTCATAGGGTAAGTAAGCAGTTCTTTTGATATCTTTTTATATTCATCCTTATCTTCTTCAAATGGATCTTCGGCCGACAACATCAAGTTTATAAAAGCAAACATTACAAACTTAGCTCCCACAAACGAAGTAAGACGCATTATGTCTTTTTCTTTTAAGAAGATATTATACTCTCTGGCCCACTGATTATATTGTGTATTGAAGAAGCCTTGGAAGGTAGTAAACAGTTTAAGCATAGGTCCGCCACGCAAAAGCGGTGCAACCTCCGTGACTCTGCTGCTGCCAAGTGTACGTCTAATAACCGTATTGGCAAAGTCCACCGCTTCTGCTTCGCCTGCACCAGCCCTTATTTTTTTGCCATACGCCTGCATCCATACCGGAATAGCAGAAAGATTATCAGCAGCGACCAGCAATCTTGTGCCAAATTCAACAGCTTTCTTTTCTATAGGATTCAGGCTTTCCATTTCTTTCATATCCCGCAGGGAAATATCAGGAAGCACAGACCTTTCTTTCATCCAAGGAGATTTGCTGTAAACAAATTCCTTCGCCGATTTATATCCCTCTGCAAGTTGCATATTCATACTGTAATTGCTCACAGCGACAACGACATCACTATATCCAAAACCATCTACCGCATTACCATAAAGCAAGGGATTACCCAAGTTCTGAACGGCAGTTTTAAGGTTAAGCATAATGGCAGCATTTACAGTACGAGCCCTAAGCCAGTTAGCAACACTGCCCATCCAGCTTTCACCAACAGAGCCGCTGTTAGTACCTTGAGGATTTGCCGCACGTTCAAGATATTCTTTAAAGGCGGAGAAATCGGCCAGGCCTAATTTTTCTTTAATCAGAGTATACATTTCCTGATCGTTCATAATTTTGCGGAAATCGCCCATGACCTCACGGAAACACAGATCATGTATCGCATCCATAGCAACATTAAACTCTGCTCCACGTTTTAGATTAACAGGATATTTAGCCTTAACACGTTCTTTTAAATGGCCTCGTCTGGTGCTCATTGTTCTAATATTGCGGCCTTGTCTGGGGTCAGTATCAGAAATAACTTCTTGCCCAGCGTGTTTAGAACCAGTATCACCGTCACGCATCAGCGGGAAATAACCGCCACGCATAACAACAGTCTTGCCGTCTGATAACGTCAGCTCTACAGGCGACGCTTCTACTTTCTTAGGACTAAAACCTGTCCAACGAGTTTCAAGAGCTTCCATTTCAGACCAGTACATCTCTGCAATATCTATCTTAGCCTGTGCATATTTTATATCCGCTTCAGTAAGATTACGCCCTAAGAAGTCAAGTAAATTGATTTTAGTCTGTACGATATCGCCATCTACCCACAAGGCAGAACTTTCAAAGCCTACCGGTCTAGTGCTGCACAATACTCTGGCACTGCTCTCGTTTCCTAAATTCATAAGCATTTTTACTAAAACGTGCTTATCTACAGAAGTACCTAGCTCGTCATATTTTTCCTGATAATCGGCCGCCTTTTCTGCAGCTTTATCCGGCAGCCATTCCCTGTAAGCCTGCGCTGTTTTTTCCTCATATTCTAAAACTTTTCTTGTTTCATTATCGGCTGCTTCTCGAATAGCTGCGCCAAAATGTTTGCTAAAAAATCCATACTGCCAGTCGTCCATCATTTCAAAAAGATTGTCCGTACTGCGCAAAGATGCTTTTAGCTTCTCCATTACTGTAGGCTGCTGTGCAACGCCAACCTGCGGTTTCCAGATAGTTTTCAGCTTATTAAGTGTGTCCTGTGCTTCAGCTTTAAATTCAGCATATGTAGCACCTTTCTGTAAAGCATTGATACTCATTTCCTGTTTAGCGATCGCTTTGATATTTTTAAGCGCATTTACTATATCTTCAAGCTGGCTTGCCGTCATACGTTCACGAGGATTTGTAATGCTAACATTCTCATCCATTATCCAATCAGCAACTGCAACATTGTCATAAAGATCATCCATATCATTCAGATAGTCTGATAAAGTTTCTGTCTTTTCAAAATCAGAATAATCTTTACGCTTATAACCGAACCTTTCCATAATTGCTGCTGCTTGAATAAAGTTTCTTTCATTACCCCACGTTTCCCTTTTAGCTTTAGCCTGCTTCCTGAAATAATTCTGCCACTTAGCATACTGATTACGCAGTCTTACGCTTTCAACTACACAAGCATGATTAAACGCCTGGACGTTTTTATATCGGACCGCAGCAGAATAATCATCATTTTCCAATGCCACAGCAGCTTTAGCCGCAGCGTTTCTTTCGGCAGTAATATACTTTTGGGTATTCAAAGCCTCCTTTAATTTTACTCTATTCTGCAGGTCCATTTGCGCCTGGATTTTAGCTGTTTGCCTGCGTGCAACAGCAAGTTTTCTAAGAGTTTCAGCATCACGCTGACCCTTTAACAAGCCTTGTGCTTTATCCTCAATAAGCTGTGCTTCTGTATTTATCAAAAGACCGCTCTCGTCATTATACATAGCATCACGTGCAGCTTCTTCAGCAAGCCCTCTCTCTTTGTAAATATCAGGGAAGGCGTCTTGCACCATTTCATCAATATGTCTGTTAACCGCACCATTAAAAGATGGTTCTGACATAATCGTTTTAGCCAGCTCGTCACCGGAAGTAAAACCATTAGCTTCAGCTATCATATCAAAAGTTGCCATTTTACTTTCATCAAAATTACCTTCTAAATATCTGTTAGCTACGCCCTTCGCTGTTTTTAAATCAGATGCAATATCAAGTATCTGCTCCGAAGCCATATATAACGGCTGTTTTGCAATCGCTTCTTTGACCTGCGGCTCTACATCTTCACGATATTTTTGAATCCGGTCTTTACGCTCCTGATTGAAATTAACAAGGCTTTCTTTTGTTAATAACTGTACTGCCTTATCGTGAGCTTTAGCAGCAAAATTACGCAGCATTTGCTTGCGTGGTTCTGAAAGTGTATCTAACACAACATCTGGCAAAGCAGAAAAATAACCGTCAATACGCTCCATTTCTGATATTTGCTCTTCACTTGCCAGCATCCTGTCAAAAACCTGCCTTACTTCATCGTTGATTGGAACAGCATTTTTACTGCGCTTATCCGAAAAAACGGCGTTATAAATAGCAAGCAGCCATTTTTTGAACCTGTTAAATACCGGCTGCAGCTCTTTTGAGGGCGCCTTGCCTTCAAGCATATAAGTTTCTGCGGCCTCTGCCCAGCGTTCATGTGCTGCTGTTTTTTCTTCCTGCGACAAGCTATCCCAGTCTTTAGTTACACCTGCATAATCAAGCATAGTCTGACGGTCTTTTTTCATCTGCTCTGTAGCATTAGGGAGAGCCCCTTCACGCATGAGATTCTCAATAAAGTAATGTCCGACAGCTTCATGAATAACAGTGCTCATATCAGCACCTTCAAACAGGCTGATAATTGCTTTGCCTTCTTCGTCCCAGGTGATAGCGCCTTTTTTATCGTTATTAACTTTTTGATTATAACTGTTGATTATTTTTATTGCCTGATCGTCAAAAATTACATATGATTCTCCATCTACCATTCCAACATATTTAATGCCTTTTATCCCTAATTTATTTAAATGTTCAGATGCTGCTCTGGCTGGATTTTCCGCCCCCCTCCTTTTCATCTCAAACATTAATTCTTTATAAAAGCTTCTGCCGCTATTCGCACTCCCACCAATTCTTTCTAATTCAGCTTTAATAATCTCGCGTACTTTAGGCGGTTGCTTTTCAATAGATTTATTTTCATCAAGTAATACATCATTTTCAGGGATTTCAACCTCAACTAGAGAGCCTTCGCCAGTATATGTATCACGGCGTCCTTTCAATCTATCCCTATACCGTTTAGCAGTATTTTTGCTGAAAGCAAAATACAAACCCCATCCATGGGCCTGTATACCTGTTCCTGTGCCAACAGATCCCAAATCAAATTTTTCAAATTTATGTGGGCTTCCGTGAAAAGCGGTCTGGTAGTATCCCTGCATTTCTTCTCGTCTCTTGCGGAGTGCATTTTCATCTGGTATACTATTATTAAGAAAACCGTCAAGGTCGGTGCCTTTGATAGCGGAATCGCTGCTATCAGACTGTAACCACTTGGCGGTTTTTTCTTTATTTACATATACAACTCTGCCTTTTTTGATATTATGCTCAATAAACCAATTATAATTTGTGCCATTAGCACCGCCTTTACCATAAGCGCTGTTAATGGCATTTACTTTATAACGGTCACGGCTTACATCAAGATCAAGTGGAACAATGATAGTAGAGCCTTGCGCATCTTTCAAATCCAGCACTACCACCTTCCGCCCTGAATAAGAATCTAATACCATTATAGGATCAGCAAATGCCCGTGGTAATTGTTTCAAAAGGTCCGGTGTCATACCATCAAAGTGTTTTTCAAAAATATGGTTGATCCTGCCACCGTCAATAGTTACAGGCAAAATTTTACCGCCTGCAAGGTTTATCGCAAGCGGCGTAGTCATTACCTTATATGGTTTCGTTTCGTTCAACGTACCGGCTTTATATTCATCTACGATACCAGAAAAGTTATTTTCATCCTCAAGCAATTTTTCGTTAGCACTTTTAGTTTGCATATACCGGCCATTAGGAGTGCTGACAACTCGTTTGAAGCTTAAAGGGTTATCTCTGAAATACTGCATAGGGTCATCAGGATTAGCAATCATAGCACGGCTGGTTAAAATAGCCAGGACGTCACCTGTTTCCTTTTGATTTAGTCCCGCTTCAGTCAATTCATTTCTAAAAGTATCAACTGCAGTTCTAAATTCCTCGTCGTTCTCCAACGCTTTTTTATAAGCGCTTTGGAGAGCTTTTTTATTTCTGGCGCGTTCTTCTGTATAACCACCCTGTTCAAAAGCTACGTTATTGCTTACAGCCTGGAAAAAGCCAGGATTTTGAGCCTCTGCCGCACAATACGTACCCATTGGCATTTCAATATCCTCACCACGAACAGCAGCCGCCTGCAGTTCAGAAACCTCTATACCAAAGGTATCTTTTACATCCAGGTTAGGATTTGCCTGCGCATATGTAAAAAGGGTTTCAGCATCTACATAAGCCTTTTCTTCTGTCGTTTGGTTCAGTACTAGTTTGCTGGCGGTAATATCTACGTCCTTACTGTTTTTCATCGTTTCCGCAGTACGTACAGCCTGCTCCTGCATAACTCTATTTGCATTACGGTCTACGGCAATGCTTACCGAACCTCCAAGCCCACCAAACACCGCACCAATAGCACCGGAATAAGCGCCTCTTTTAGTGATTTCTCCAAACTCCTGATAAAATTTAAGTATTTGCTCTTGAGTGGAAAGATTCGCATTTTTAGCCCATATTTCAGCAGCAGCATCCGGGTATTCCTGAATCCATTCAGTAATGCCTTCTGTCAATGCAGTTTTAAAAACTTCTTTGGTCTTACCGCCCATAGTTGCGATTTTAGCGGCTCTTGCTCCTGCTCCCATGACTTTGCCCAAGCCAACTTTTTCAAGAGCAGACTGTGCAACAGCGTTTAACGACGCCGCAGCTCTGGCCCTGTCATTAGATACCCCAGCTTCAGTAAGGTCTAAATATTGTCCGCCTGCAATCTGACTGCCCATAAAGGCAGCAGCACTCCAGCCGCCAGTACTTATTGCAACGCCGACCTGGGCCGCTAATTGTGGTGCATTCTGCAGTAAGTCATAATAAAACTGGCCTGCCGCAGTTTCAGCCTTTACTTCTTCTGGCTTAAATATTTCACTGCCACCAATACGTTTGGCTTCTGTACCAATAGTTTTTAGCTTATCTCCACCAACAGCATACAAAAGCCGTCCTATTGTATCTGCGCTAAAAACCTTGGATTCCGTTGTCAAGTCAACATCTTTTTTATCTGCACCCAAATCAGCAAGCAGTGCAACTGCACCATAACCGCTGCGAGCAACATTCTTAAAACCATTTTTTAGCGCTGTAATACTTTTCCAGTTATTTTCTTGCTCGCCCCAAAATTCTGCAGCTTTAGTACCGGCAATGCTCATAAGCACAGGGTCTTTTAACGCCTCTGCTGTTCTCGGTGCGATCTTCTCATATTTATTCCAGTCATAATCAAAGTTTTTAGGTAAATAATAATCAGGATTACGAGCTGCCATTTGAAGCGATATATTATTTGCATTAGCACCTTGTAATGCCTTATTCTTTAAATCGTCTGGTATAAACTTTCCTGCCGCTGCTACATCGTACAATACAGACCTTGCCATATTACCACTCCTCGTTAATTTCTCCTCTTAATGCCGCTAAGTGACGTTGTTTGATAGATTCAATAGCATCACTGAAATTCATTGCCGCCAAACCAGTGCGCTCACTGGCTCCCCAATCACTGAACCACGGAGCACTTTCATTTTGCTGTACTGCGGTTTCATTCTGCTGTGGCATCTCCAGTAAATGCGGAGCTGCATCTACACCATTGCTCAAAGCTATAGCAGCAATCTGCTTATTGAGCTCCTGGATATCCATAGGCCTATTTTCTTCTGTAACTTTTTTCAATGCCGATACTTGATATAAATCATTAGGGTTTATAGCTCCAAAAAATGTTTTTGCACTTCCCAAATCAATATTATTGCCGTTACGTTTTTGATAAATATCTATATAAGGGGAAAGATTAGGTGAAAGGCTACTCTTTAAAGAGCCCCATTCAAGTTGCTTACTATTGAAGCTTTTATAAATAGCACGATTTTTAAACGCCTCTTTTAGAACTTCGTTCCCTGTCGCAAATCTTGCATCAGGGTCAGTAATATCTTGCAATGCATTATCCAGAAAAGCCTGCAAATCTCCGCGTTCCACTTTATCATCAATAGTTTCATCAATTATAATAGCTAAACGTTTATCAACATCCTTATTTCTTGGATCTTGATTTCTAGCAAAAGCCAATAACCTGCTTCTATCTGCTTCACCCAAGACTGTTGCGTTTTGGTTGATTAATGATACTGCTTCGGCTGGTGTTACAGTGCTATTCGTAATTGCATCCTTGATTGATTTATAAATGCCACTATTAGATACCGCAGCGGCAGCTTTTGTCTGAATGCCTATTAAATCATCACCGAATTTTAATAGCGTCCGTTCTACATCCGCATCTCCACCAGAAGCACTAAAAACCATATTTCTCATATCCTGCGAATCAATAATACCTGTTTTAAAATTGTCCCATAATCTTTGTTCTATATTTTTTATGATCATATTTTGCTGATTAGTTTTAATGGCATCATTAATATTTTTCTGTTGCACATAATTGTTCCAGGCCTTCTGCCTATCTTCCAACGTAGGCGCATCGCTTATCGGATGAGCAAAACCTAAAACTTTATAATGATCTAAATCCAAAGCAGCAACTCCATGCGTACCGCTTTGAATTACTTTTCCTGTAGAAGCATCATAAACCCCTACATGATCGCTGTCGTCATTATCTTCCCAATCCCAATAAACAATATCACCATTTCGAAGCTGATTCCGTTGGGTAAAAAATACTCCATTGTCCTTTGCATCTTCCATATTGGTTGGCGCCCACGTATTTCCTTCTTTAGCTCCAGCAGATCTCAACCATTTATTGATACTAATAGTGCAAGTATTCTCACCATAATTATTACCTATATCTGCACTAGCTGCTTTTACAATCGCCTTACCATCAACCTCTGTTTTAAAATTATCGCCAAAGATATAATCACGTGCAGCGCCTTCATCCTCGCCAAAAGTAGCATAAAGGTTCTGTCCCATGTTAAACAGCCGTTCTTCTTGTTTGCGAGCATAAACATTTTTAGCATAGGCACTTGTTACGCCCGGATCCATATAAGGACCATATTTTTCAACATAAGCTTCGGCCGTATTTATATCGCCATTAGCATAACTTCTGTCTATCAACGCCTGACCTAATACTCCAGTCCATTTTCTATACTCTAAATCAAGCCTTTCTCTTCCATATGTTCCATATCTGGAATTTATGGCGTAATCAATTTCTTTTTGTACATCGGCTATAACTGCAGGGTCATTAGGAGATAAAACAGCCTTTTGAACAGAACTATTTATAGAATTAGCAAAAGTAGTATTCTGCCAAGCTTCAAACTGCTGCGCTCTGTATTGCCCCAAAACTCTGCGATTAGCATTATCAGTTTGCTGGGTGCTGTAATCAAATAACATAGCACCTTTGCCGTACTTTACGCTTTGAGGACTTTGAGCCATAAGTTCGCTGCGGATCTTTCTTTCACCAGCTTCATACTCACCGACAATGTCAAGAGCACCTTTTTCTTTTTTCTGCATCAACTGCATTCTTAGATCGTTAGTACGTTTTACATACTCATTATTAGCCTGCAGAACGTCGGTTCTTATGATCTGCTCTCTCACATGCTCAACACCGGCCTGAATAATTCTACCGGTCTGAGATGATTCTCTTACAACAGCCTGCTGCCCACTGTTATCATAGCGGACATTAGATACTTTACTTGCCGGTGCTCCTAACTGCGCACCTACTTGAAAAATGTCGATTGCCATATTCCAGCCTCCTTTTGGGTATAGAAAAAGCGCTTTAACAAATTGTTAAGCGCTTAAAGGTGTGTTATAATGTTGTCCGAGATAGTTTGATAGTCGGATTCTCTCCCTGTCAAGGGAGGTGATAGCATGACTGTATACGAAGCATTATCTTTGATGGTAACCTTTGGTACACTCGTTGCTATCATTTTGTCTAAAAGTAAATAATTTTACTTATATAAGACAAAAGACCCACTAACGGTGTAGTCGGCCTTTTCTTCAAGTTTTAACTTATTCAGGAGAGAGCTGACACGCCAATATCAAGCTATCTCTTTTTGTTTATTATATAATACATTTCGTACTAATGCAAGTACAGTCCGTATTACTTAACTATGCTCTCTTCATCAACTCACTTTAGAAGTAAGTTTTCGGCTTCATCGGGAAATAACTGTAATTGCCTTGTCTATAGCCAGTTCCACTACTGTTGAATTGATATGTAGCACCTGTTGTTACACTAGGAGTTGAAGAACCGGAGGAAGCACCTTGCTTTCCTGCGCTCTTAGGACTGTATAAACTACCTGCAAGGGATAACCCACTCATAAGCATATTATTCATAAGTGCACGCTTACCGGCTTTACGGTAATTGCGTGCATTTTGATTATAGATATCACGTTGATTAACAAGGTCAGTAGACTGCTGAAAAATATTCTCAACGCCTTGCCTTGAATTATAGCGTTCGATAGCAAGCTCTGTTTCCATATTATACGCACTGTCAGCTAAAGCGTTTGCCGCACTGCCTGAAGCTGTTATACCGGAAGCACCTATATTAGCCCTCTGCTGGCTTAACATAGCGTTCATACGACGGCGTTTGTTTTCTTCGTTGATAGTATTTGACTTAGACTGTTCTTCAGCCTGCGCCTGCAGTTTATCTGCGTTCTGATTCGCTATCTGAGCATTTACCTCTGCCTGTTGAGCGGCAGCGTTATATTGCTGCTGCTGCGCTCTTCCCGAAATAAAGCCACCCAAAAGAGTGGCGCCTATTGTTGCCGCTACGCCCATTATTCATCATCCTTTCTAAACTCAAAAAAGTGATGCGGCAGATTATAAACTCCATGTGGCGCTGGTTCATGTATTTCTGCGCCAAGCCATTTAAGCCAACGCATTATATTATAATTTCCAACGTTGACCCAGTTATATAACCTGTCGTATCTCTTTAAAAGCCCTCTTACAGCCTTTTTAGTCTGCCTTCCGACAAATACCTTATGGTTCTCCGTTTCCTTCGTCATAAGCAGCCATACGCGCCCCTCGTCGCTCATTATCGAAGCTTTTCTCACTCCATATACAGCAGCGGGTACGCCGTTGATATGCAGGCAGCCGATTTCATCACTGTGCTTCAATCCATCTAAAATATCATCAAGAGCATTAGGGCCAATAGCACAAAATAGTTCACTGTAATTATCTGGTTTAAGATTAGTCGCTATATACTCCGCATCTGCCCTTGTTGGCTTTACAAATTCATACTTTGCCATAATACACCTTACCCTTCTATTTCCGGAATCAAAGATAATACAGTCATTGGCAGCGGATCAGGCTGTTTAATTATTATCTGCTGAGTTTCATCATAAGTAGCAGACTTGATCGTTACTTTAAACTTACCTGTTTGTAAACTAATCGGTTCCCCATAGTCTTCATTACTGCGCCATTTAAATTCATCTAACTCATTCTCCTTCATTCCAAACAATCCACCACGGCTATCTTTAAGTAATAATGTAACTGTAGCAATTCGTTTCTTCCGACTTAAATATGTGCCATCTTGAGCTGTAAAATCTATAGGCAGTGTTTTTATTTCCGCATCTATAGGCAGTCCTACATGTACCTTCTTATACTTATTTCCAAGAAGAACCTTACCGTTTTCTACAGTTTGCTGAGGAAGTACATTTCCATCAGCCAATATAGCCACAGTATACCCTTCTAAATGTTCAAGCCCTGATATTTCATCGGTCGGCTCTCCTTCATAGGTTATACCACTGTCTACGAAAAACTGATCCTCTACATTAGTACTTTTATCACGGCTTTCCATTATTTCCACATAATACTGCCCGCCGCGCTCAATTACTGCATATAACTTATCTTCTGTTGCTCCTCCAATATTACATACACTAACAAACTTCCCGCCTGCCGTGGTATGCTGGTGCCATGCGTAGATATCCTGTTCCTTTATGTAGGTAAGCCCTAACAGCAAACCATCATCACGCACACACCAAACAATACTGTTAGGTATCTGTTGATAGGTCATAGATATTATTTTATGCCCTTCAAACAAGTGTGAAGCCAATAAATTTAAATCATCACCGGTATATTTATCAACATCATAGCTGTAAGCAAGGTCACGTATGATATTGCCCTGGTGCTGCACATAAATAATCCTGCTGCCGATAGTGACAGGATTAACATCTGACACACCCCTATATTCCTGCGGTTGACTTAAAACATTGCTTCCTGTAATGGCTTTGCCTCCGCCGCTTACTTTAAATTCTCCGCCGGCTGTTAACAGCAACATTTCACCAAAAGCTATAATTGCCTTAATGCCATTCATTTGTCCACCGTTTAAAGTAGCCGTAATTCCATCATCATCGGCAGATGGTATGCTTGTTCCAAAGTTATAATAGTCTCCTGTTTTGCTTGTCCAGAATGTCTGCGGAAATCCTTTACTTCCCGCAAAGACTAACCTGTCTTCATAAAACCCTGTTGCAGAAGGATACCCTTTTTCACCATTCCAAGCAGCAAAAGCAAAATCACGGGTTTCATCTGTAGAAGCCAACTGTTTTTTTACAGTCCCTTTCACTACTGTAGGGCTAACATATTCAGTAATCAATACATGCCCCGTATAATCTCCCCCGATGCTTTGAATGGTTATATAGCCTCTCTGCTTCTCATTTTCACCGCTCCAAACGTCTGTATTAAATTCAGTAGAAGTAACTCTGTAGTTAGCAATACTTTCAGACGTGTTCTTCTCAGTCAAGCTATAATTCTGGCTTCTGTTCCCGCTTTGTGTTCTTATGTTCACCCATTTTAAAGAAACAGGATCATATTTTTCCAAACTAAAATTACCATTCCAAAATCCGAAACTCTCTACATAGACATTAGATTTTGGCAATACACTAACCTGTAAATTTTCTCCATTATTACTTGGAATACCCTTTTTGTAGTCTGTTTTTAAAAAATGAGTTAGGGCAAAAAGTTGTCCTTTATCACTTTCTGAAAAAATACTAGAGGTAGAAGTTACAGTTATATCTCCATAAACATCAGAAGCTTTTACTGTAGTATTATCACCAATAGGAAAACCATACTCAACTATAACCCACCCCGGCGAACCATTTTTACCATTTAAAGTTTCCCCTGTTCCTTTACTGCCTGTAACACCACCTGCTCCACCGTCTCCGTAAGAAATACCATCAGTTCCATATACGACATCATGCGAATCATCACTGCCAGTTCTTCCGCCAAGTGCGCCGCTGCCGCCCCCACCACCTCTAGCTTCAATCCCCAATACAGATGATGATTCACCATCAGTTCCAGGAGACGACCATGTTCCTTCATAACTAACAGTTCCTGTTCCACCCTTACCACCTGCACCCACTATAACTTCGTGCGATGTATTTGGAACCACCGAAACATCTTTTATAATCAAAGCACCTCTACCGCCTGTTCCTCCGCCTGCATTAGTCCCGCCTGTAGAACGAGAAAAACCACCCCCACCGCCGCCACCACCAGCAACAATTAATCTCATTGTAGTTGTTTTATCAGAAATATTAAGTGTATATTTCCCTGGTGCTGACCACTTTAAAGTTTTAGTTATTACACTTGACCCACTATAATTAGATAAATCAAACGGTCCACCTGTAATATCCATTGTCTCAAACCGCCAGTCTAAACTGCCATATCTTGCAAGTGTCATTGGCGCATGTTCAGGATGAACAATGAAAAGAACATCAGCGCTCTGTGTATATTTTATTTTTGCGGCATCTTCTAAATCTTTATCAGAAAAAAAGTTTTCTATGCTATATGGTGTGCCATCTTCTTTAACAACAATACCACCATTTGTATAAAACTGGCATCTGCCAGCAGTAATTTCAACAATATAATTTTGATCTGTGCTGTACATAAATGGTATTAGCACAGCCTTTTTATTATTATAAGTCTGCGCGATGAACTTAAAGCCTGGTCTATTAGCAGCGCCACCATAACGCAGAACGAAAAAATTTCTTAAAACAGCAGCTCCGCTGTCATATTTAGCAATATCAGTACGTCCATACATAGACGGCGACAATTCACCGCCGGCAAAACTTGATTTTAATTGATAGAGTGCCATAATTATGCCCCCGTAAATCTTGCTGCCGCTAATCTGTCAATGTGCGGATCCAGCAAATGTTCTTCATCAGCGTCAGTAGAGCTGGCTTCTGCAAAATAAGCGTTATAAGCCTGGATACACATCTGCGTTAAATCCAGTTTGCCAGTCAACGCATAAGCAATTTCTGCAGCGAGCTTCCATCCAAATGCTTCTACAAATTGAGCATCATATAAATCTGCATCAGTAACATCTACAGTATATTCAATCCAGGCATTGCCGATATTAGTATAAATAGCTTTCCCCTGTTTATCCGAAACGATTTTATATTGGTTATCCCTCGGCAAGCCACAAAAATGCTTGTTATACATCATTCTCAGGCATACTGCATCAGCAGGATAACGATATGCATACTTCCAGTTAGGAGGCACATCTTGAAGCGCAGCTAACTGTACACTTCTTGTAGCAAATGTCCAGGGGAATTTCCTTAACACGGCCTGTCTAACATAGTCATAGCAGCGACGGCATACTCGTGCCGGCTCGCTGGCTTCGTCAAGTCGTTCTATTGTAGCTACGCCTATATGATTAAGTGCAATATTACAAATCTCAACCTTATCCATAATTTCACCTCTGTTATAAAGAAAGCCGGGGACATATGCCCCCGGCTGATTTAATCTTGCGCCAGTGCCACTAATTCATTAATAATAGCTTCCCTGGATTTCTGACTTGTTTTTATTCCCTGTTCTTTGGCCAATTCTTTTAAATCATTAAAGTTCATTGCTTCATATTGGAGATAACGCGGATCGTCATTACCGGAAGATACTGCTGCTGGTCTATTAAGTTTCACAAAATGTTCAGGAACCTTAATATTATCTGCAAGCGTTACAATATCATCACGCCTATACATACGACCCAAAGTAAAACAATTACGCTTTACTTTGTAAGTAGCCATTATAAAGTTACCTGGATGCCGTCAGTCATATAAGCAAAGACCTTGCCGCCCACGGCCTCACTAGCGGTGTAAACCAATCTAATATAACGATTACCATATTTGATTGGAGAAAAGAATTGTGCCACAGTACAAGCCCTTGTTTGAATCAGAGAATCAGGTACACTTACCTCAACCTCATCAGCAGGACTATCAAATCCCTCAGTTGCAGAAGATTGTACTTTAACCTTAGTAATCTTGCCGGAAGTCATTGGTGTGGTCAGTTTTACGTCAAAGTACAGCGGATGCATAAACCCGCCTGTACTTCCTAAATCAATAACATTGCTGTTTGCGCTTGCGCCGGTAACGGCCTGATTCTCAGACAGCAATAATTGAGCATCAATACGTGCCATTTTATATTCCTCCTTTTTAAACAAGCTGAGATTCAGTATTCAGAATAGCTGCGCAACGCTGGAACGGAACGCCCCAGAAATTAACAACAGGTTTTCCTTCAACTGTATCAATAGACAGCATAGTATTTTTGTCATTACGTGCAGCCTTGGCCATAAAAGCCTCAAACTGTTTATTACAGAAGATCTGCAAATTGACATTATCAGGATTTTCAATCTGATAATAACCCTCGATCAATTTGTCGAAGATTGTAGTAGTAGCAGGATCTTTTAAATCAACATTGGCCAAACGCACAACATAACGAGGATCTTTAACCGCAAGGCCCATGGACCAATTATATTTATTGGTATGAGCAAAGAATACCTCGCCTTTATCATTTGTTACTTTTTGTTTACCCAAATATTCATGCGTAAAACCTGCTGTATCGCCTTCTGGAAACAAGCCGTATACCTGCTGCTCTCCAAAGCCTACAAACCATACAGAAGTCAGATTATCACCTGTGCCGCCGCAATCAATGATTTGGTCTGCCCAAATATCTTCCTGATTGGTCTTACTGTAAAAATAAGCGCCTAAACCAGTGAATCCTGCAGGGTTGATCTTCTCATCGCCATAGAAAAGCGTAGTCGCCATTTCTTGGTTCATTGCTTCAAGAAAAGCAGCATTCTCACTCATCATCCAAGAAGCCTGCATATTATTCTTTCGTGCAAGCTTTTCGTCGATTTCAGCCAGCGCTTCCATCTCACCGCAAGTAAAAGATACTTGCTTAGTTTTAGACTTGCTCGGCTTAGTCCCGCGGTTAATCATTCTCCACGCTACTTCCGGCAGAGAATAACGCAATGTAGCTTCCTCATAGTCCTTAGAGTTACACATTTTGAACGGCATAATTTTTAAAATCTTATTTGTTTTGGTTTGCAGTTCAATAATTCTTTGATACTTTTTGTCGAACCCTTGACGAGACGCAAAGTCTTGAAGGGTTGCGAAACCTGTCAAATCTGGCATTATTTACCACTCCTTAATATTTTTATTTGAACCCGCCGCCGGGAAAAAACAACTCGGCGTCGTCCAGTTCCTTAGATTTAGGTGCTTGCCCATCAGGCGGTTGGTCTTCCATAAGCAAGCCTCCAATATTTTGCAACATTTTTTGTATTGCCGGATGATTGGCCACACCTGTATTTACAAGTACCTGCATAGCCTCACCACCGCCAAAAGTATTAACAGCTAATTTAGCAGCAGCAATGTTCTCACGAGAAATAAGCCCCTGCTTTTGGCATTCAGCAGTCCAACCGTCTACAATTTCCTCCTGCTTATGCATAACGTCTAAAACTACTTTGCTATGCAAATCAATCAGCTTAGTAGCCTGCTCCTGAGTAAGCTTTGCGTCTTTAGCAATCGCTGTAAAATCAGCTTCCAGTTCAGGCGAAAGTTCCAGCCCTTCCTGTAGGTTGAACTCATATTTATCAGGAACAGCAGGCTCTTGCACAGGATCATCAAATACATTTTTAGGTGTAGTTGCAGGGTCACCGTCACCTGCAGGCGTTGGCTCTCCACTCGGCTCAACTACCGGAGCAGGTTCTGTTACAAATGGGTCGCCGGAAGAAGCAGGTTCACCGCCTCCACCAGCACCATCTGCTTCAAAAAACATTTGTGTAAACTTATTCATGTCTTACCTCCGCTATGTCGTTATCTACTTTAAAAAGGTCATCATCTTCTAAATCAGGAGGGTGTCTAGCACTCTCTGCTTCATTACGCATCAGCATTTCTAAAGAATGTCCATCATTCAGCATCCGGATATTCTTTAACAAATCAACGCCTACAGCACGTTTACCTGATAAGAAAGCATTGAAGTATGGCTCAGCTGAAAAAACCGCTGTTTCGACCTCTGTGCTTTCCAAAATGGCATAAATAAAACGCCGTCCGTTCTCGGTCCGCATAATAACGTCCAAGTCGTCCAGCGCTTGTTGTGCAAGCATATTCATTTTTTTGTTTTTCATTAAATCCCGCCTCCCAGCAATTGATCTAATGCATTGCCACCATTAGCAGGGGTTTCACTCATCAACCTGGCCGCATCAGCATAATCCCTAACAGCAGGCGCAGCAGCAGCCATCTGTTCAGCTTGCATTTGTTCCTGCTGTGCCTGAGCACGCTGTTTGCGAAGTTCAGCTACTTCGTTTTCATCACGCACTATCTTTTCTTTGACACCAGTAGATTCTGCGAAACCTCGTACAGCTTCATCAAGATTGATGATATCAAGCACTTCAGGCTGAGCAGCAGCAAGATTGCCAACAAATCCAACCGTACGCTCAATAGCAGGTATTTCAACCATTTTCTGGGCTTGAGCCAAGATAGAAATAAAGGATACTTTTAATTCGCTTTTGTCAATTTCCTCCGGCATAGGCGGAAACAACCCATGTCTCAAACAAATATCAAAAGTGCGGAGCGTCATAGGTTCTAAAACCTCATTGTGCATTTGCTCAAGTACCGGGGACAACATCAGGAGCTTTTCTTCATGCCGCTCTACAATCTCACGCGCAGTCATTTGAGGTCCATCCTGAGATGTAATCATCATAAACAAATCATTATAGAACGTTTCAGATATCGACTGCCGTTTCTCCTGAGACAATGCTCCTATGCCTTCATAGGCCTTTGCTCTTGGGTCTACAAGTGGATAAGCCTGCTGTACAGTTCCATCAGAATAAAAATTTATTCCTCCTGGCATTCTGTCAAGCTTCTTCATTGAAGCAGGAAATGCCATCGCCGGATCTGCAGCATTATCAATAGCCCTAAGTTTATTCTTCTCAATCTTCTGTAGCTGCATACAATCGCCCAAAGCATTATGTCCAGGTCCAGAGCCATATACACCATTTGCAATCAAGGTCCAGCGTGGCATGAGGAACGGGCATTCCCTAAACCCTGATATCTTCAGGAATTTGTCATTAGCACCTTTTTCATAGTGATATGAGCGCCAGGGGAAATTGCCTAAAGCCAATTTGTTAGGATCATAATCATCATTACGCTCTATAAGCATTTCAATATCAAAGTATGTTGTGATATTTCCGTCATTATAAGCAGATTTCACGCTTTCCGATACGTTATCAATACCATATTCTTTAACGATTTGGTCTGCGCTTAATCTGAAGCGTCTAGCGAACGTATAAACTCTTCCCCTTGCATCTACACCGCCAGCATATTCACCGCAGGTGTACGGCCTCATCCATATGCCATAATTGTAGTCTTCCAGCATCAAAGAAGCCCCTGTACCAAATTGAGCCATTTCAGCCTCAATCTGCTGCAGCATATTATAAGCATTACTCTTAGAATAAATGCTGCTCATAATCTCCTGGCAATCATCTAACCACATCCTTACAGCGTGGTAATTAGCTTTTTCTTCATCTTGCAGACCAAGCTCAAACCAAGGCCTTGACGGTGATGTCAACCCACTGTGGATACCAGCTGCACATTTACCAACTGCTTTTTGGGGATGTGGGTCTATAAGGTATTCGTCACGTCTATGCCCTTCTGTGCTTTGGATATCTTCCTCAAACCTGCCCCTTGTCGGATTTATATACCGGCTAAGCATCCTCCACGTTGGCTCATATTGGCTGCGCAATGTATAAAGCTGGGAGATAGTATGTTGTTTTCGTCTTAATTTATCGCTGTCACGCAGCATATCTTTGATATCCATAATCATTCTCCCAACAACATTTTCTTGACACTATCAGAGGTAAGCTGCCCACCAGTCTTATTGGTATAGCTTCTGCCACGAGCTTTAGAGAGTTTTTGAAGCAGGCTTTGTCTCTCTCCCTCTGTCGCACTATCAATAGTGGCCGCTGCTGTACTGCCAGGTGCGCTTTGTTTTATAGGCTCAACACTGCCACCTCCACCGCCACCACCGTGTAACTGCATCATAATCTTATGCATAGTCTCACCTCCCTTCACATACCGGCAAACGGATCATAAACCCTTTGTCTATTATCAAATTGTGCTTCTGTTATCGCCTGTTCCCTGCTTACAACAGATTGAGCAAAAGTTAAAGCTAGTGCGTCTGCTCTATTAGGAGAGGGAACACCTCGCTTTTTCATAGCTTCTTTACTTTCAAGTTGTATTAACCCGCTAGTATTAGGTACTGTTTCAGGACCCATTAAATCATCCGCTAAAGTCTGGTCATCTTCTGGTATAACCCCGCCTTCTTTCAACCAATCTTTCATATTAGCCCACATCTCAGCACGTTTATTTTTGCAGTCTTGCCTGTTTGACTTCCCGCCAAAAGCAATCAGTGTCCACGATCTGCCCCATGCGTCACCAGCACTCTTGATTCCTGTACCATAGCCTAGATCAATAAACACCGCATCAGCCTTGTATTCGTCCTCGAATCTGGCTAATATGCCTGCTATTTCAATGTCGTTATCGTTCTTAGTAGTCGCAAACAGCTTTTTCGTGAATAGCCCTTGCCTAAGATAAATAACTGTTTCGTCTCCTCCTGTCCATGCAGGATCACAGGCTATAATCACAGGAGCAAATCTAAATTGCTTTTCTTGTAACGTCCTACGTCTTGCTTCATCAACTAAGGCGGTACTAATAAATTGTTTATCACTAGCAGAAGGGAATTCGCCCTTCACGCGAATTTTAAAGAAGTCACTATCCTCGCCGTATTGCACCCGCCAACCCTCAAGTTCAGCCTTGTTACTTATCTTAACAGTTCGGCTATCAATTTGTTTACGGTTCCATAAACTTCTGTTTTTATGAAAGCAAGCATGAAAACGGCCACTACTCTGAGTAGGATTTCCAAACACACACCAAATGATTTCCGTATCAGCATCTGTCATTGCACCTTCAGCTACTTCCCAAATGATATCCGATATCTCAGAAGCTTCATCGAATATAACCAGAGTTCGCTTGCCTTGGTTATGTAAACCCGCAAACGCTGCAGGATTACTATCATTCCATGGTATTGCATCTATACGCCATGTCTTTTCATGACCTTCTTGGTTAGAATAAATGCTTGTTGCTGAATAAGTGAATAAATCTCTTGCTACAAACAAGTAATACCATTTAGCTAACTCTGCCCAGGTTTTTGTTTTGAGTTGTGTATCTGTATTCGCCGTAACAACGCCCTTTGTATCTTCATGTGTCGATATAGCCCACAGAATAATCCATGCCACCATAGCAGACTTACCAATGCCATGTCCGGATGCAACGGCTTCACGGATAACCTGATCTGGCGTTTTTAATCCTTCTTTGATATCGTTCAGCAGTTCTATCTGCCATTCATCAGGTCCTGCTTTGTCTTCAAGTTGAGTATTCGGTTCTCCCCACGGGAATGCAAGCCGTACGAACTCCAAAGGATCTTTACTGACACTTCCAAGAAAGTCTGTTAATGCCTTTATATCCTTTTCTGATAAAGCAACTCTAGGCATCGCTATCACCCTTCTTACGACGGCTAGCAATTAAACCAGCAATATCGCCTTCAAGATTTACATCTAGTTGTTCTTTAAACAGCATATAGCGCTTACCCAATAGTTCTGCTGCCTTAGTCCTATCACTTAGTCCAGCATCTAATCCAAACTGGTCCTTTTCTTCTCCACGCATTACTCTTGTTAAATATTCAAGAACATCTTCAGCTGTAGCAATCTTATCACTATCAACTGCTGCCATTCGTGCATCTAAATATTGCTTCACCTTGTTATTCCTTAGCAGTTTACTAGCACTGGCCGCCGCTGAATTATCAGTCTTACACGTTGGATACGCTTTTTTGTATGCTTCAGTTTGATTACCGGTTTCTATAAAGTAATCAACAAAATTCTTCTGTGCTTGACTAATTTCATCCACTGTTATCACCTGCCTTTAACACATTCACCAAATAATACAGGATATCTATTTCTCTAAACGACCTTGCTACTTCTACTCTAACATTGGCACCTTTATTTCTCTTTCGTTCAGCTTTATCAGGATATTTCTCTTTATATTCATCCCAGGGCATTAGATGATCTAGTTTATACATAGTACAGACTTTAGAAAGTTTCTCGCTGTATACCTGTTCTCTTGAATATAGATAAATCATTCCTTTTAGCTCTAATGCCTTTGCTATCTTCTTTATCTTGCCGGTCAGATTTATCCTCATATCTCCTCACCACCTTTGCAAATAAAAAAGCACCTAACCGAAGTTAAGTGCCTTTATATTAAGTTTTATGCTAAACTTTGATGTATATTACCGTGTTTTATCGGTTTTTCAACGCCGAATTATTTATGTAGATTAAATTGGCGGAAGGCACAGGACTTGAACCTGCAAGCCGATTGCTCGACTGACGCCTTAGCAGGGCGCTGCGTTACCGATTACGCCAACCTTCCGTATGGCGGAGCAGGTAGGATTCGAACCCACACAGCGTATCCCTACGCCCTATCAGTTTTCAAGACTGCTCTCTTAGCCGTTTGAGTACTGCTCCATTAATGCCGCTGTATTACCCCAACGGCGCCGCGTTTGAGTACCATTGAAGATTACACTACTCTCAAACCCAAGCTTGTTGTAAGCCTACTTACTTATAATACTATTTTAACTCATCAGAACAGGTAATTTGTCGGATACATTTTTAATTCTCAATAAATTTTTTTCGAGTGCTAAAACGACAGCATCGTTTAAAAACTCTTCGCGAAGCTCGTAGTAAGTATCTCTATTCATACCTTTTAGTCCAGCAATTACTCCTGGCGACTTATTATATTCATAACGCTGGAACATAGCATCTCCTGCTGCTTGTTTCTTATGAACCTTATATGTCTCAGCTATTACTTCAAGCCATGCTTCAGGATTTATTACTATAGTTTGATAAGGGCCTTGTCCCCACGAAATCATCTTGATCGGTTCAATATTCTTTAGTGCAGATGTTTCTGTTGGATTACTGATAAAAGCATGACCCCCACCGCCCGTATGCCCTTTCCTTGCAGTACGCTGCTCTCTTTCATCATCAACAGCTTTCTGAATATATTTCCTATTCAAAAAATACCACTCTGTATGCTTTCGTAACAGTTCTATTAGCATATCAGTCTCCTTCTAGCTTTTCTTTATAAAGTTCGATAGATTTATTGTAAAAATACTAAACCTTCTTAAAACTAATATAAACAAAAACGTTAATATCCAATGTTCATATACAAATTCAAATATCCATTTTATTAGATCAGGATAATTCATGTCTTCACTCCTTAATCATCACATATAGCTTGGCCGCAGTATTTACAATAATGAGCATCATCATCTACCTCACGTCCGCATACAGGACATGCCCAGCCTTTAGGTATTTGTTGTGGAAAAGGACAGTTTGGTATAAAATGCTCTTCGACTACCAAATTTACTTCTTGCGGTATCTGCTTTTGAGCAGCCGTCAATAAAGTTATATAAGCATCCCTTTTCTCATTCATAGGCATTTTCCAGATGATTGGTTTTAATAAAGCTATTGATCTTTCTAACTTTAGTATGTTCATTCTGGTTCACCGTCCATTTTTGCGCCACAGTTCGGGCAGTATTTTTTGACGTCGCAAATAAACTCTAAAACATGATGGCATTCGGAACACTCCACATGCCATGCTTTTTTAGTAAGCCAATGCCCTTGCTTGCGTTCTTCTACTGTAGGGGCTTCGTCTATTAAAAATTGAATAGTAGTGATTGCTGCCATTAAGCCGAAGCGCAACTCTTTTCGCCGACGCAGTGCGTCTGCATCTATTAGTCTCATAATCTATTCACCTACTATTTTTATCCTATACTCATTTTTTTTCAATAACTGTTGCTATTACTGTTTTCACTGTCCATTAATCCCCCTTAAAAATTCTTTTAAACTCTTTACGCTTGATCCTCTAACATTAAAATACAATGTCCAGCGGTAAGAAAAGTCATAGCCTCGGCGACGATATAACGTAAAGGCTTTTTTAAACGGACGTTTACGCTCTGCTTTAGTCATTTTTCTTCACCATCCTTTATCTCAATTAATGGACAATCTATCAGCCTAATGTTTGGATTTTCAATTTCACAGGCAAGAATACAGCAACCTTTACTCTTATCAACAAAAAATGGTTGATTCCTATAAAAGCCAACTGGATATGTCAACGGGCATTCAGCGCAGTTTGCAGGCATATCCATTTCTTTAATTGCTATCATATTTTTTTATCTCCGTTCTGTCAGCCCAAGTAATCCTACGCGATTTAAACTTAGTTGGCATAGACATAACAGTAAGCTGAATACAGTTACTACATTTTGGGTTTTCGCTCAACTCACTGGCCTTTCTATTATTAATGCACAAATAACAATAGTCTAAGTATTTCATTTTTTACTCCTACATTCTTACCCAACGGTTTTTGTTCTTAGATATAAATTCAGAAGGTCTACCAAAACTGTATTTCTCATTAGGCTTACAGTTACCACAAATAAAACTTCCTAGGCATTTGCACTCATGGCACCAACCTACGTACTTTATTTCAGTTTTTTTCATCTACTCCACCGCCTTTCTACATTCGTCACAAGGGCATTGTTCTTCTTCCATTTTTATTCACCGTCCCGTCTGTTCCATGCTGCTGCAGCTTCTTCTTCTGTTGGCTGAAATCTCCCAACAGTTGCGTCACATTCTAGATTTGTACAGATCACATAATAATAAGGATTAATTGGCGTTCTTTCCATCTTAGCTTTGCTACCGCAGAACGGACAAGGTTTTAATTTAGTCATTTTGGCACTCCTTCAATTTTTGTCTGTGGTAACAACTTAAATGTCTTACTAACAAAACCATCACTATACCTAATAAATACCTCGCATCGTTTTGTTGCAAAATGCAGTTCTTCTACCTCTCTGATGATATAGGAGCCGCAAGTATCATCGCAGTCTGATTCGCAGTAAGCTTCGTCATAATCATATATTTTCGCATAAATAGGTTTACTAATATCAATCATCTACTCCACCGCCTTGGTCGCAGACATATTTTTTATTAACATACGCTTTGATATCTGCAGGATCAAATGCTCTGTCACATTTTGGGCAGCAGGGCAACATAGTCTTATCACCCCTGCCCATATTCTTTTCCATTTCTTTAAGTGCTACTCTGTATGGTTTATAGCTGTGGGCTATTTTCCAAAACCGTCTAGCACTTTCCATGTATCTACCCCATTCACGGTTTTGCCGTTCTTCAAAATTTGCGACCATGAGCATTGCTGCAAACGGATCTATAACTGCACTGCATCGGTCGCAAAATATGAGATGACTTTCTTCATCTATGCAAAGTTGTGGTTTGACATAATCAACACCATATTTATTATTTTCATAACATTTGCAGGCCGAAAAAAACTTCTTTTTTGATACCATACCTACAAGACTTCTAATTTTCTCCACTACTCCACCACCTTAAACTTCTCTAAAGTCAATGTCCGGGTAACGATATAGCAGCATCTTCTTTTTGATCAGATACACCTGCGTCCGCATCCCTTTCGTATCGACGTAATATATATGCCCGTCAGCTTCTGTTACCTTGAAATCTGCCTTGTAAATAATAGGCCTTATCTTTTTACCTGCAACCTCATAAGCAGGCTGTAAAACAAATTCAGGCTGTAGTTCAATGCTTTTTACTGCACCGGTTCGCTGCTGCCAAAGTAAATCTTCGTAATAGGCTGCTTCCTTTCGGCTGTCAAAGCGAATCCCGTCAACCTCAGTTATTGCATTGCCATATTTCAGCACAGGTACAGCCCCGGGTAAATTCGCCGGCGCCGTTACGCTGTCAGAACGTATTTTACTTACAAGGTGTGCTGGCAGTTCATTCCACGTCGTCATTGGTACATCGCCAAAGCATCTTCAAGCTCTTCCTTTTTTCTCCGATACCGAGCCACTTTCCCGCCGAGCTGACTATTTTTCCGACGCAGATGTTTGAGTTCAGTCAGTATCTGCATAAGTACTGGTTTCAATACTGGTACATACTGATCGCCTGGTTCTTTTTCAATTAGCGCCATCATAATTTTTATATTTATTGGTTTCATAGTTTCCAACTCCTTATATTTAAAAGGCCGCCCCCTACGGGCTAATCACCTCCGCAGGGGTATACTTCCCTTTATGCTTGTATATAGTTAGTATGCGCGGCCGTTTTAACTAAAAACAAACTAATTGTTCAAATTTCTGCGGCTTGAGCATTTCGGTTTTAGCTTTATTGTAAAACTCCTTAGATAACTCAAATCCATAACTGTTTCTACCTAATTCCATAGCCGCTCTTAATGTTGTCCCACTCCCTGCTACTGGATCTATAACCACGTCACTTGGGTCTGTAAAGATTGTTATTAACTGCTTCAACAAATTAACTGGCTTTTGTGTCGGATGTATTTTAGGATATGTTTTTGTATCCTTTACCCAGTTAAACCAATTAAAAATCATTTTTCCATTATTATTAAATTTCGGTAGTTTTTCCCTGTATAACACCAAAGCGTATTCAGTAGCACCAACAACACGCATATTTGCTTTTAATACCTGTGCTGAAAAGTTTTTGATGAAAATTAAAGGAATATGTTTTTTAAACCCATGTTTTTCTGCATACTGAATTACCATCGGCATTTGTTCAAATGAGCAAAAAACTATCATGCACGGAGCTTTCCCTTTTTCTTTAGGCTCTTTTTTTAATAAGCGATTACAAAAATGAAAGTATTCTGCAATGTTAAAATTATGATCTGTATTGAAAAAAGCTTTACCTGCAAATTTGCTTTCACCTTTTTTATTATCGCCATCTACATACCACATTGGATTAGATCCGTAAGCATTTGCTCCAAGGTTGTACGGTATATCCGCAATTACTAACTGTGCCTTGGGAATACCATATCGTTTAAAATTTTGAAAATTATCGCAATATAATTCTGTTTTAACCGCCAATTACGCCACCCCCCCAGATCTGCCACTCTACAATAACCTCTGCCAACGCACAACCGAGCTGCCATAGGAAACCTGCAGCAAAGATAAATAATAATGTGTATACTGCTTCACGCTTCATTTTCTACCTCCACAATTGCCGCGAACACAAGATATACCTGCTGCGGCACACAACCATTACCTAATGCCTTTAGTCGTTTCGCCCTGTTTTTCTGCCCAACTATTACTCTTGGCGGTTCATATGCGTATTGCTCTACATTTATTGCAGCAGGCCAGCCCTGCCAACTTTCAATATCCTCTTTTGCTACATTGATGTCAGTCCAGCCTATAGGTAATCCCATTAAAAGCTCTACCCAATCAGCGTTTAGATTACCTGGTTTTTCTTCTTTTTTTATAACAACACCATCCAGATAATTTCTATCTGCATTACGTTCAATACTCGCACAGCCATATGATCCGCTGTTTCCTTCTCTTGCTCTTGGTGTCGGCCAATTTACCGCCTGACTTAAATTAACGCTGTGCATCTTCTTAACTGCTGTATCTAATCCATCACCTGATGTAGCACTCGCACCTTTACGATTGTAATTACCACATACACTCGTGGTAGGCCACAATGAACACTCGCTCTCGTTTGTGTGGCGCTCCAACATCGGCAGCTCCATAGCATGACCATCCAACACGATACCCCATTTCGGCCAGGTCTCGCAAAACAGTTCCGAATCCTCCCCCCCGAATCCCGGCAGCAGAGATTGAGAGTAACCCGCGCACGTTTTCTGCCACGATCCATCTTGGCTTAAGCTCGCAAATAAGCCGGGCATACTCTCCCCAAAGACCGGAGCGGGTAACGTTCCCTTCACTATCAACGAAACCAGTTCTTTTACCTGCTGTGCTAACATCTTGGCACGGAAATCCTCCGCTGATAATATCGATCTTGGATATTCCATCAGTTTTAAGTTTTTCTGCCGTGAGTTCTCTGACATCTCTGTAAATTGGGACACCCGGAAACCTCCTTTGCAATATTTTTGTCGGGTATTCTTCGATTTCACAAAAAGCCACTGTTTCTATTCCCGCCCAGCTGGCAGCAAGGTCAATCATACCTGCTCCGCTAAATAGCGATAACATTTTCATTGTCCTCACTCCTGCTCGCTACTTATGCTAACGCATTCCTTGTCCTGCAATCTTTTGAAGTTATTAAATATTTCCTGTGCTGTAACAGCCCGCGGATCATCTGACCACATCAAGCAGTTCGGGCAAATATGCACCTCAAAATATCGACCTCTGTTTACGTGACTACCCGCCGTTGTATCCTTATGGCATATATCGCAATTCATGATCTCACCTCAAAACGGTTCTGACTTATTAGTGTTCAACTTGTCAAAATGTTCTTAGCCTAAAATCTGTAGTTCTGCCATATCTGCAGCAAGGTTATACATTTTTGCGTGCTTATTATTTCCATGTGTATCGGTAACCTTAGCTCTAAATTCGGCAATAGTCCCTAAGAAACAACCACAAGACACTGTTATACCTTTGTCTTTATTTTTGAAAAATGTCGTAAAACTAAATCTACTACCAATGCGACCGATCAATAAATAGTCAGCGTTGCCGCACACCTCAGCGTTGCCGCACACCTCAGCGTTGCCGTACACCCAAGCGTCGCCGCACACCCTAGCGTCGCCGTACACCCAAGCGTCGCCGTACACCCAAGCGTCGCCGTACACCCAAGCGTCGCCGCACACCCTAGCGTCGCCGTACACCCTAGCGTCGCCGTACACCCAAGCGTCGCCGCACACCCTAGCGTCGCCGTACACCCTAGCGTCGCCGTACACCCAAGCGTCGCCGCACACC